GAAGAGCGGGAGCGAATATTTGGGAATCTACAGTTAAAAAGTCTGGCTGTCGATAAGTCTGCTGAGTTTGTTGCTCGGATTTTTTCTAGGTCAGAGTTTAAGTATCTTGAAAAGGGAAAAACAAAAAAATCTGATTGGGATTACTTGTTAAATGTTAGGCCCAATAAAAACGAGTCAGCTTCTGAATTTTGGCAAAAAGTTGTTTATCGTTTGATTACTAAGAACGAAGTTCTAATTTTTCTTACTGATGATGATCAGTTGCTTGTTGCAGATGCTTTTACACGAACTAAATATGCTGTTTATGACGATGTATTTGAGTATGTATCTTGTAGGGGCTATACTTTTGAAAAAAGGTTTAGGATGAGTGAAGTGATTTTCTTGCAATATAACAATAATCGATTGCAAGAGTATGTATCTGATTTATTTTCAGACTATGAGAAACTGCATACTCGTTTAGTCGAAGCTTTGGCGAGAACGAATCAAATCAGAGGAACTCTTAGTACGAGAACAAACGGGAGTTTCAATGATAAAATGCGAGAAAAACTTCAAGCCTATGCTGATGGACTTTTTAAGTCATTTAGCACCAAAACGATTGCGATTGTTCCATCTCAGGACGGAATGGAATACAGCGAGTTAACCAACACTACAGGAACTTCAAATATATCTGTTGAAGAATTAAAAAAACTCAGAAGACAGTTTGATGATGAAGTTGCTGATATATTGGGTATTCCAACAGCTTTGCTACATGGTGACATGGCTAATCTAGAGAATAGTCAAAAAATGTTCAATAGTTATTGTTTTCAGTCTCTTGTTAAGAAGATGAGTGATGGTTTAAATTTTTCATTGCTAACAAGAAGAAGATATGACGATTTAAGCCGCTTTGTTATCGTAGGAGAAGGTCAGAAAGATAAGTTTGCGCTTGCTGGTAGCATTGATAAGCTTATTTCTTCTGGAGCAATGACCCGAAACGAGGTGCGCTCTGAACTTGGCTTAGAATCTGTCCCTGGTGGCGATAAATTCCTCATCACCAAAAACTATCAACTTGGTGAACAGTTAGAGAAAGGAGGTGAGAAAGAAGATGAAAGTAATTCCGATTAAGGGTACGATTGTATCAAACAATGACAGATGGCTTTACGACTGGCTTGAGTGGGATGCAACCGCTCCGAAAGATGTTGTCCTCCCTGAAAGTGGTGAACCAATTGAGGTTCATATCAATTCGGGTGGTGGAGATGTTTATGCTGGTAGTGAAATCTACACTGCTCTACGCTCGTATCCTGGCGACGTGACCGTGAAGATTGTCGGCATTGCAGCAAGCGCAGCAAGCGTGATTGCAATGGCAGGAGATACGGTTGAAATCAGTCCGACTGCCCAAATCATGATCCACAATGTCTCAACTCAAGTAAATGGAGACCATAATACTCTGCTTCATGAAGCTGGGGTACTAGAAGGGTTTAACAAATCTATCGCTAGCGCTTATGTTCATAAGACTGGAAAAGCTCTAGATGACTTGCTTGGCTTGATGAACAAGACTACCTGGTTTGATGCTGAATCAGCTTTGAATCATGGATTTGTAGACAAGATTATGTTTACAAATGAAGTCGCTCCGACTCTGGTAGCGAGTGAAACTCCTATGATCCCAAGTGATTTTATCGAAAAAATGAGGTCAGCAATGACACCGGATATCGATAAAATCGCTGAGTTGGTGGCTGATAAGCTAGAAGCTCGACAAATTGAAAAAGAGGCTTTCGAAAATAGCGAATTTGTACAGAAGAAATTCAATTTTCCAGAAAGTCCAGAAAATAACACAGACAAGGCTGTTCCTAAAGGGTTCGGTCTTTTTATGTTTTAAGAAAGGAAAAAACAGAATGACAATGCAATTATCTAACCAATTTGAAAAACAACGTCAGGCATTTTTGGATGCCGTTGCAAATGGTGCACCTCAAGAAGAACAAGCGAAGCTATACAATGACATGATCGAGTCCATGACAAATGAAATGATGGCTCAAGCTCGTGATGCTGCCCGTGAAGAAGTTTCAACCTTAAATCCATACGATGCTAAGCTGACCGCTGAAGCTCGTGAGTTTTTCAATAACATTGAAAAAGCCGCACCTAAGGGAGTTGAAAAACTCTTCCCACAAGAAACAATCGACCGTATCTTTGAAGATATGGTTATGGCACGTCCACTCCTTCAGCATATCGGCCTTAAAAATGCTGGTATCCGTTTGAAATTCCTTAAATCAGAGCAAACTGGTCAAGCTGTTTGGGGCAAAATCAATTCAGAAATCGAAGGACAACTTAAACAAGAATTCAACGATGAAGAAGCAATTCAACACAAGTTGACTGCTTTCGTTGTGATTCCAAAAGATGCCGAAAAATTTGGTCCAGCTTGGTTGCAAAAATTTGTTTCTGCACAAATTACAGAAGCCTTTGCCGCTGCCCTTGAAGCTGCTTTCTTGAACGGCGATGGAGACAACAAACCTATCGGTCTTTCTCGTACTCTCTCAGGGACTGTTGAAAGCAATAAGACAACTTATGCTGAAAAAACAGCTCAAACTGCTAAGTTGACTTTTGCTGACTCAGCAACCGTAGTCAAAGAATTGACAAATGTTTACAAACATCACTCTGTAAAAGCGGACGGAACAACTCCAGTTGCAGTAGAAGGCAACCTTGTGATGGTTGTTAACCCAGCTGATGCTTGGGATGTAAAGAAACAATACACTTCGTTGAATGCTCAAGGAGTTTATATCACTGCGATGCCATTTAACCTTATCTTGGTTGAATCCGTGGCGCAGACTGCTGGTAAAGTCACTACATTTGTCAAAGGTCGTTATGATGCCTTTGTCGGTGGCGGTATTTCATTCGGTCGCTACACAGAAACCTATGCTTTGGAAGATTTGAACCTCTACACTGCTAAGCAATTTGCTTATGGTAAGGCTCACGATGAAAAGACTGCAGCAGTCTGGACTCTACAACTTCCTCAAGCCTAATCTAGGAGTTGAACCATGACTCCAGAAGAACAACTTCATCCACTCCTTAAATCTTTCAAGGAGCGGATGAGGATTTTTCATACTGGAGAGGATAACAACCTCTCTAAAATGTTGGAAAGTTCTGAGTCAGCCATCCTCAGTCTGGTCGGTAGTAAGGACTCTGCTGATCCACGAGTGAGAGAGCTTATTTTAGAACGTGCTCGATATGTCTACAATGACCAAGTTGAATTTTTCTACGGAAACTTTCAAGGAGATTTGATGGCATTATCACTAGAAAATTACAAATTGGAGGAAAAACATGATTAAGGTTTTAAAAGGCTTTTACGACATCAAAGAAGGGGTGTTTCGTTCTGTTGACCAAGAATTTGAAGAGTCAAAAGAGCGTTTCGATGGAATCAACGAAGCGTTACCTGGATTTGTTGAATGGGAAGACAAACAATCAGAAGTAACAATGTCTGATGTCCTATCAGACTAATCGTCCCAGCTATCGATATAAAAAGCCAGAGGCTCAAAACGGAGACCTGAGAACCCTCTTGACTTTCTATACTTCTAAAGTCGAGGAGGGGCTTCATGGTCGTGATGTGAGTCACGAGAAGGCTTTTTTTACGATGGGCCAAGTTTACTCTCCTAGCTTTAAAGACATCGAGATTGCAACTGGAAAATCTATGCAAGCTAAGATGACTTTGAAAATTCGAGATCCTTTGTCTGATTATCAGCCAAAGAATGAGCATTTTGTCGAAGTTGGCGACAACCGTCTCAGTGGTGAAAAATGGCAAATTATCGATGTTCGTCCTGATTTTGATAATCGGGATTTTTTGATAGTCGTTATTGGTGGTGGTCAAGATGTCTAGTGGTGCAGAATTGAGAGGCTTTGACGATGTTTTGAGAAATATCGAGGTACACCTTGGTAATAACAAGGTCAAACGTGCTACGAGTCGAGCTTTAAAAGCAGTCGCAAACGAGACTCTAGAAGAGTTCAAAGGTGCTCTGCAGGTCTATAAAGATACTGGAGAAACCATTGAAAGTGCTACCGCTGGACGTGTGACGGGTCTTGCTAGTGGTGTTCCTGTTGTGAAAATCGGTTTTGGTGAGGGTTCTCGCTGGCGTTTGGTTCACTTGAATGAGTTTGGATATGGTAAGAATCCACATCCAAGGGGGTTCGGTGTCATCAGACGATTTTCAGAGGCTCATGCTAAAACATACAAATACAGAATCGCTAGTCATTTGAAGACGGAGGGGTTTTAGATGGTTAAAGATAAGTTTGATGAACTCTATGAGACTTTGAAAAAAGATGCGTCTTTAGCTGGAATCAGTATCAAATCTTTCAAACGTCCTGACTCGCTACCAAATAATGAGCCGAGTATCGTTATTAGACCAGTTGGTCCGCCAATGCAAGCAGTCCATGGCAGTAATACGAGTCTGGCTAAGACATTTCTCTATCAGGTCAATGTAGAGTCTACTAATTACACGGAGTGCAAAGTACTCCAAAGAAAAATTGAAAAGATTATGGAAGACCAGGGATTTTATCAAACTAATGGTGGTTTGGATGAATGGATTCCAGAAATCAAACGCTATGTAGATGCTCGGACCTACAAAGGTCAGAGTGCTCTATACGAAGAATACTAAATTAAAGAAAGAGGTGCTATAAATGGCATTGGTTGGTTTTAAACGTATGACAATTCGTGTGTTGGATGGAAATGCTAATCCGACACTTGGAGAAAACCTTTTTGTAATTGAAGGTCAAACCGGTAAAGGTGCGACTCGTACCGCTAAAATTTCAGGTCTTGCAAGTGATCCAGTAAAAACATATGGTAGTAATATCGCTTACCACGTATCAAACCGTGGTGTTGGCGATGTGAAGATGGAACTAACTGCGGTTGATATTCCTTCAACAGTACTCGCTAAAATCCTAGGACATCAAGTCAAAGATGAAATTATTGGTATTGGCGCTGATACAGTTGCTCCATACTGCGCTGTTATGCTTGAGTCTCAGACTGCAAATGGGACTCAGGCACAAGTCGGATTCTTCAAAGGACAATTCTCAATGGACGCTGAAGAACTTGAAACGCTTAAAGATAAGCAAGAAGAACTTCCAGATGACAGCTTGAGTTTCGCTGCTATTGCAAGTGATGACACTGAAACAAATGGTCTTTACTATGTGAAATACATTGGTAAAGATGATGCTAAGCTCAAAAAATTCAAAGGGCAACTTAAAATGGTTGCTGCAGGGTAGAAAGAGGGCGCAAGCTCTCTTTTTATCTTTTTTTTCTAGAAAGGAAAGTAAATGGCTAAGGTTAAATTTTTAATTAAAAATGAAAAGGGTCAAGATGTTCAAAAGACAAGTAAGGAAATTACTACCAAGGACTATCGTGACTATCTGATCCTCAATGAAGCACTATCATCTGATGTGTCAGAGGTAGAGAAATTAGACAAGCAATTGGAATTTATCGCCTCACTGTTTGAAGATTTGGAAGTGGAAGAACTTTTGAAATTCACGGATATGGCAGATATTTTTGCGGTATTTGCAGACATCTACTCTCATCTGGTGGGTGATGTTGACCCAAAGGAGAAAAAATAAATCCAAGTGAAGCGCTGAAAAGGTTTTATGGATTTGTCAAGCAAGCTACTGAGGGTCCATATGGAATGAGTATTCGTGATGTGATGGATACGAGTTGGGAGGACTTGATGGGTGTTCTTGGTGAAACTGAATCTGCTAAAACTGAGGAAGTCATGGATCTTGCTGACTTTCTAGAAATGATTTAAAAAGGAGGATTTGAATGGCAGGTGGAACGCCGTTAGGTCAAATGTATATCGAGCTAGGGCTGGACGTGTCGAAGTTCAATCCTACTCTAAATGGTGCTAAGAATGCGGTTAAATACTTTCAAAGCAATGTAAAGGCGCTAGACAGCTCCCTTAAAAATAACGGGAAAAACACAGACTTGCTTCAAGCTAAGTACAAGACACTTGGCCAAGCGATTGAAGCGCAAAGAAAAGTCTTGGACCAGATGAAGAAAAGTTTTGATACTCTCGAACCTGGTACGGCTAAATTTGATAAGGCCGCTGCTGAGATTGAACGTGAGAATGCTAAGTTGGCAGCCATGGAAGGTCAACTCCGTAACGTGCAACAAGCTTTGATTGCAGTTGGTAAGGAGAATAGCTTTGCGAACCGTATCAATAAATTTGGAGACGGCCTTATCAAAAGTGGCGATAAAATCAAGACTTTTGGTGATAACGTTTCGAGTTTGGGAGGAAAACTAACTACTGGTTTGACTCTTCCTTTGGTTGCTAGTGTTGGGCTTGTCACGAAAGCTGCGTCTGACTATGAATCTGTTTTTGCAGGTGTGAAGAAGACAGTAGATGAGACTGCAACCGTATCCTACAAGAACTTATCTGATGGCATTCGTCAGATGGCTAAAGAATTGCCAGCTAGTGCGGTTGAAATCGCAAATGTCGCAGAAGTTGCTGGTCAGTTAGGTATCAAGGCAGAAGATATTCTTACATTCTCTCGAACCATGATTGACATGGGAGAATCAACGAACTTGAGTGCTGAAGATGCTGCAAGCTCTATCGCTAAGATTGCGAACATCCTTGGCTTGACATCGGACGAATACAAACGATTTGGTTCATCTGTTGTTGACTTAGGTAACAACTTTGCAACAACTGAACGTGACATTGTTGAGATGACAAACCGTTTGGCAGCTGGTGGTCGACTAGCTGGATTGACTGCTCCAGATATCCTTGGTCTTGCTACTGCGATGAGTTCGGTTGGTATTGAGGCAGAGGCTGGTGGTACCGCTATGACTCAAACTTTGACGGCTATTGGGAATGCTGTTTCATTGACAGGTAAGGGCGCAGCAGATGACTTGAACCTCATCGCTAAAACTGCTGGAATGACCTCAGAGGAATTCCAACAGGCTTGGAAAGAGAAACCAGTTGTTGCCTTGCAATCCTTTATCAAGGGCTTGAAAAATGCTCAAGAAAAAGGCGTAAACATGAACGCTATCTTGGCACAACTTGGAATGACTGGTATCCGACAAAGCAACATGCTGAAATCTTTGGCTCTGGCCTCTGATAAAATGGGCGATGCTGTTGATCGTTCAAACAAGGCTTGGAAAGAGAATACTGCTCTGACAAATGAAGCTAATAAGCGATACGAGACAACAGAATCTCAACTGAAGATGTTCAAGAACCAAGTAACTGACTTGGCTATTGAGTTTGGTGGGCCACTTCTAAAGGCTCTCCGTGACGGTCTAAAAGCTGGGAAACCTTGGATTGACATGCTAGCTGAAATGGCTAAGCATTTCAGTTCCATGTCTGAAGAGGAGCAAAGAAATGTTCTAAAATGGGCAGCGTTAACCGCAGGAGCTGGTCCAGCGTTAACACTTTTTGGAAAAGGTATTGGAATCGTAGGAGGCTTGACAAAAGGAATTGGCTGGCTTACTAAAGGGACTGGTAAAGCGGTCGGTGGCATGAATTTAATGTATAAGACTTTCCAAGCTTTTCAAACAACCGGAAATCTATCATCTGCCTTTAAACTGGCATCTGGTGGAGCAGTAGCGCTTGGGAATGCGACGGCATCAGCTTCATCTTCTACCGGGCTCTTGACAACTGCAATGGGTGGCCTCGCAAATCCATTAGGCTTGATAGTTGGTAGTATTGCTATTGCGACTGCTGCTGCTGTTCATTTTGGCAACGAGAAAGATAAGGCTCGTATCAAGACGGAAGAATTTGGTTCTCAGTTGAGCGATACTGCTCGTGGAGAATTGCGAAGTTTTCAAAAGACAGTTGATGAAACAAGTACGGCAGTTGCAAACTTTGGAACTCGTGCTGGAGATGCTGAAAAGGTATCTGGAGCCTTTAAAAAGCTCTATGAAGAAGTTGCTGCTGCTGCGGATAAGACCAACAAACGCATGGAGGAGTTGGGTGCTAAGTGGGGTCTCAGTGAAGAAGACATTGCGAAAGCAAAAGAGAAAAATGCCCAGGTCGTATCTAATACTGAGTCCATGATGAATCAAATCAATGAGATTTATCAGCGACACAATGGTGATGCGAGCAAGTTCTCTCAAGAAGAGAAAGAAATCATCCTGAACAACCAGAATGAGATGATTAAGGCTAAACTCTCGATGATGGACTTGTCAGCTGAGCAACAGAAGGCAGCTTTACAAGCTTTGAATGGTGATGTCAGAAGTCTGAACGAAACGCAACTGAAGCATACTAGAGATGTTTTGAAACAAGCACTTGATGAGGAAAAGAAACTCTACGAGAACTCAAAGAGTGAGTTGAAAGAGTTGTTAGACGGTAAGGCTATCGACCAGGAGACTTACAACAATAAAATGCAGACTCTAGAAGCAAACCATACTCAAACCATGGAAGCTTTGGGAAGTAAGTATTATCAAGTCATGCGAAATCTCGATGATAAGGTGAAAGCTCGAACTGGCCAAAGTTGGAACTACTGGGAAGAAGCTAAGAAAGTTCTGGAAGAATACGGCCTGTCCTATGAAGAAATCGGGAAGAAAGCTGCAGAAGCCTCTCAAAAGGTAGGTAATTCGCATAGTATCCTTGCTAACTATACTAGTGAGATGAGCAAGGAAGTGAAAGAGGCTAACGATGCCTGGTCGCTGTTGGTCGGTAACATTGATAAGAATGGGAATTTCCAAGTAAAATCCAATGTGAAAGAAGTCATCGGAGAGGCTGCCAAATCTGCTGAAGGTTGGGAACAATTGCAGTTTATAGCTAAAACTGCGGATATCAACTCAAATGCTCGTGTGACTATCGCTGAGGCTCTTGTCGAATCTGGTAAATGGAGAGACATGACTCTCGAAGAGAAACAAGTGATTGTCAAGAACCAAGCTGGGCTACAAGCTATCTTTGATAGTGAAACTCATCTTAAAACATGGAACAGCATGCCAGCGGAAGTCAAAGAACTTCTCATGAAGAATACAGACATCATGAACAAGGCGGAGGAAGCCTCAAAGGCTCTGTCTAACTATGAAGCTCTGAAACCAAAACAGAAGGAGTTGCTGGCCAATGATGAAAGTGTCCGAAAAGCAGTCGCTCGGTCAACTGATAATCTGACGACCTGGAATGCGACTACACCGTTTACAAAAGATTTGAAAGCTGATCCTACGAATGTTTTGAACAATAGCCAGTTATCTATCGATAAGATTACGGCTTGGAATTTTGCATCTGCTGAGACGAAATCTTTGGATGCGGTAGATAATACGAGCGCTGCCGTTGGTAGTGCTATTTTTAGTGTTAATTCACCAAGACAAGAAGCTCCTATCAATTTGTTTGCGGCTGACCAGACGGGCGGTGTGCGAAACGAGACGAGTGGTGCTATCAATGCTATCAAGCAGTATGATCCAGTGAATATTCTCGCTAAGAATGGCACTAATGACACTGTCAGCGAGGTCAAAAGTGGCGTCAATAGCATACAAGATAAAACTGTTACTATTAACGCCCGAGATAATGCATCAGGTGTTCTTTCAGGTATTAAGAGCTGGATTGATAGCGTGACCGGTAATTTCTTTACGAATATCTTTGCGAGCAAGCATGCCCACGGGACTAACTATCACCCGGGTGGACTTGCTATCGTCAACGACCAACGGAACAGCAACTACAAGGAAATGGTGACTCTGCCAAATGGTAAGAGTTTCATCCCACAAGGTAGAGATGTATTGCTCCCTCTTCCAAAAGGTTCTAAGGTTTTGCGAGCTGATAAGACTAGACGTTTGATGCGTGAGATGGGTGTTCCGAAATATGCTTCTGGTATCGGTATCCCGAGCGATGCGAAATTCCTCCGTGAAATGGAAGAAGCGCAACGTAATATCACTATTCAGACTACAAGTGTTCAGAACGGGCAAGATACAGATAAAATCGTGTCTGAGATGGCGATTCTGAGAGCAAGTTTAGAAAAAATCCTTACTGCTATCCTCAACAAGGACACGAATAATTATATGGATAGCACTATAGTCACGGATATTATAACCAAGAAGCAGAAAGAGCGAGAAAGAATGACACTAAGAATGAAGGGAGTACTTGAATGAGTGAAGTGACAATGCATTTCAATAAAACTGATTTTCGAGATCTTATTGAAATTCATGACATCCAACGAGATATCGGGAACAATCGCTCTATCTCTATCGACTATGCACCAAGAATCGGAGTCAATATTCAGCAACAAAACATTGATGCAAAATATATCAAGGTGGACTTTTCCATCTGGTCTAAAGATAGAAATACCCTCAAGCATAAGCTTGCGGGTATTTTTAATGTTGACGGCGCTAAAAAACTTATCTTCTCAGATGAGCCTGACAAATACTATCTGGCTATGCCGATTGAAAGCATTTCGATGCAGGAGACGAGCGGGCGACGGTCAACTGGTTCAATGAAATTCATCGTGCCAGATGGAGTGGCCCATAGCTCAGCTTATAAGAATTTCAATAGCGATGCAAATGCACAGAGCGCAACCGATAAAATGGTTTTTGACCTAGTAAACAACGGAACCGTTGAGGCTTTTCCAATTATCCGAGTTAAGCATAATGCTGAGAATGGATATATTGGTCTTGTCAATAACAATTCGGCCTTTGAAATTGGAAATCGTGAAGAGGCTGACACTGAAACAGTCAAGCGCTCTGAGGTCTTGCTTGACTTTCGAGACGACAAAATCGCTCAAGGGTTGACGCAAGCAGTAAAAAATAGCTCAGTGACTAATGGTTCAGAGAATTTAATTGGGACATCGGAGCTAATTACAACAGGCAGTAAGAAACGTGTCAAATTAAGAGAACAGTTTAGCGGAATATATAATAAAAGCTATTCAACAGGCTTATCATGGGAGATACCAGCTGACTCAACAGGTCAAAAAGGCTCTCTAAATGATTACATTTTTTGTAAATTAGTCTATCAACTTGAGTCAATAGCACAATGTGGCTTTATTAAAGTGACTGTATCTGATACTAATGGGCAGTTTTTGTATGGTGTTGAAACTTACAAGCGCTATAAGGGGTTATATTGTGGATTTAATGTCTTTGCAACAGATAACAAAGGAGAATACAACTTTTTAAAATGTTTCGATTTTGACTCCTCAAGCGACAGAAATAAAAATCCTTTTACATTATCAAGAGGACAGTTTGAAATTAAGCGAAATGATGAGAAAATCCAAGTTTACTACAACGGTTCATACTATAATTTTGTCGTCCCTGAAATCAGGGGCAAAAAGTCAGCTAAAATCCATGTCACGATAGGCGCTTTTCACGGAAAGCCAATCATCCCTCATCTCTATCTCGATGAATTGATGTATCGTAAGGACTTTGTGCAAGTATCAAGAGATATTCCTAACCGCTACGCTATGGGCTCAACGGCTGTAATCAATAGTGAAGATGATACGGTCTATATTGATGGCATCGCAAAAACTGGAGAGGTTGTTGACGGCTCACAATGGCTATCTATACAGCCTGGAGAATCTAAACTTGAGATTTATTTTTCAAGTTTTATAAAGAAAAAACCAACCGTGACAATCGAATTTGAAGAAAGGTGGCTCTAATCATGCTTTTAACAATTCATGATGCAAACTTACAAAAAGTCGCTTTTGTTGATAACAGCAAGCAAAGCACACTTAACTTTTACAACGATACATGGACTAGAAGTTTACAAACAGGATCATCCACTTTTGAATTCACTGTATTTAAAAAGTCTATTAAGTCAGACACTCCAACCCAAAAAGCCTATTCTTATCTGAATGAACGGGCGTGGGTATCTTTCAAATATCATGACAAGAGCTTTATTTTCAACGTTATGCAGGTTGAAGAAAATGAGCAGACAATTAAATGTTATTGCGAAAACCTCAATCTTGAGCTTATCAATGAGATAACCAACCCTTACAAGGCTACAAAGGCTATGAGCTTTGCTGAATATTGTGAGGCTATGGGCTTGTTAAACTATACTCACCTATCCATCGGCATCAATGAAATTTCAGATTACAAGCGTACTCTGGAATGGGAGGGGCAAGAAACCAAACTAGCCCGTCTATTAAGCCTAGCCAAACGATTTGATGCAGAGATTGAATTTTATACACAGTTAAATGCTGACAGTACAATTAAGAAATTCTCTATCAATGTCTATCATGAAAACGATGACAACCATCAAGGCGTAGGCCGTACCAGAAATGATATACAGTTAAAATATGGCAAAAATATCAATTCTATCACTAGAAAAGTTGATAAAACTGGCATTTTTAACTCAATCAAACCAACAGGAAAAAGACGAGTTAAAAATAATAAAGGTGAGGAAATTGAAGAAGTTGTTACAATAAGTGGTCTTGACGAGTGGAAAAAGTACAACAAGGATGGAATTTGTGAATTTTATCAATTAGGGGCTCATCTTGTTGCACCTATCTCTATGCATCTATATCCATCAACATTCACACATTCAACAGGTGAACTAGACCAGTACACAATAAAAGATTTTTCTTACGATACTGACAACCCTAAAGAATTAAGACGTTTGGCATACAATGAACTGAAAAAACATTGTTATCCAGCAATCACTTATGAAGTCGATGGCTTTGTCGATGTTGAAATCGGCGATACAGTCAAAATTCATGATTCAGGATTCAATCCTTTGCTAGTAGTTCAAGCGCGAGTTACTGAACAGAAAATCAGCTTTTCAAATCCAGCAAGCAACAAAACAGTATTTTCGAACTTTAAAGCCTTCGAAAATCAGTTATCAGACGGAATACAAGAGGCTCTTGAGCGCTTATTTGAGCAGTCTAAGCCTTACATTATCAAGCTATCTACTAGCAATGGAATCATCTTTAAAAATCAAGCTGGTGAAAGTGTTATCACTCCTGCACTTTACAAGGGCGGTAAGTTGATAACAGCTGGAGTTACTTGGAGATGGTCTTTAAATGGGATTGTAACAACTGGTCAGACATACACAGCTAGAGGTAGAGATGTTTCTGGCGTAATCACATTGACTGTTGCAGCTTACATTGATAATGAAGAAGTCGCAGTAGATGAAATTTCTCTAGTAAATGTATCAGACGGCTTAAATGGCCCTAAAGGAGACAAAGGTGACCCAGGCAAGGACGGTGTTGCTGGTAAGAATGGTGTGGGCTTGCATTCCACTGTAATAACTTATGCACCATCTACCTCAGGAACTAACGCTCCAAACTCTGGATGGGCAAGTTCTGTTCCAGTTATTCAAGCTGGACAATATCTTTGGACTAAAACAACTTGGAATTACACAGACAACACCTCTGAGACAGGCTACTCAGTAGCTAGGATTGGTAGAGACGGAAATACTGGTAGAGATGGTGTCGCTGGCAAGGACGGTGTTGGCATTCGTGCAACAGCCGTAGTTTATGCTAGTTCCACATCAGGAACTGTTCCACCATCTAGTGGATGGGCATCTCAAATCCCTAGCGTACCAGCTGGGCAGTATTTGTGGACTAAAACAACCTGGAGCTACACAGATAACACCTCTGAGACAGGTTTTTCTGTTGCAAAAATGGGTGAAACTGGCCAAAAAGGAGATAGAGGAGAGCCAGGACCTAGAGGTCCTCAAGGTGAACGTGGTCAACAAGGTTTGCCTGGTCTCCAAGGTTTACAAGGTCCAAAAGGTGACCAAGGTATCCCTGGTCCTAAAGGCGCTGACGGCCGTACAAAGTACACTCACATTGCCTACGCCGATACTATCTCAGGGAGTGGATTTAGCCAGACAAACGCCGACAAGGCCTATATAGGGGTCTATGTTGATTTCAACTCAACTGACAGCGTCAACCCTGCTGACTATCGCTGGACGAGATGGCGTGGTCGCGATGGTGCCGATGGACTACCAGGTAAAGCTGGAGCAGATGGAAGAACACCTTATGTTCACTTTGCGTACTCTGACAATGCGGATGGTTCTGGTTTGACAATGACAGATAATGGACAGCGTTATTTTGGTCATTATTCAGACTATGAAAAAACCGATAGCTCAGATAAAACGAAGTACAAATGGGCTGATCGTTGGGCTAAAGTTGAGGTTGGTTCACAGAACAGGTTTGTTCAAAACACTTCTGTTGCAGGGTATTTAGGGAATGCTGGGGTTGTTTACGCAGCTAATACCGTGAACAAGGAAAGAACGTCCGATTTTATTGAAATCGATGGAGCATCCAATCTCATCTATCAGCTTTGGGTAAGTATCCCTGCTGGAGGAATGCCTTGGCATGCTTGGCAATTTTACGATTCTAATAAATCACTTATCGGAACTCGACTTACAGGTAAGGACAGTTATACTGTTCGTTCTCAAAAGTGGCATATCGTCAATAATATTACAGTACCAGCTACTGCTAAATTTATTAGACTATCTGCTAGAACTTACGAAGACGCTAAAATTAAATTAGAGATAGGCACTATCCCCACAGACTGGTCTCCATCTCCTGAAGATATTCAGAGAGACATTGACTCTAAAGCTGATCAAGGGCTGACTCAGGAACAAATCAATGCGCTAAATGAAAAGACTGGGATTATTCAAGCTGAGGTTGAGGCTAAGGCTAGCGCTGACACACTTGATAATTGGATAAAGGCTTACAAGGACTTTGTCAAGGCCAACGAGACAGCGAGGGCGCAAGCTGAGAAAGATTTGATTTCAGCTAGTCAGCGTGTTTCTAACATTGCTAAGGATCTTGGAGAATTATCTGACCGCTGGAATTTCATCGATAGCTATATGAGCTCATCTAATGAGGGTCTTGTCATTGGTAAGAATGACGGTAGTTCTAGCATGATGTTCAACCCTAACGGACGCATTTCAATGTATTCAGCTGGTGTAGAGGTTATGTATATTTCTCAAGGTGTAATCCACATCGAGAACGGTATTTTCTCTAAAACTATCCAGATAGGACGCTTTAGAGAAGAGCAGTATCACATTAACCCAGATATGAACGTAATTAGATATGCAGGAGGTGCTTAATGGCTGATTTTTGGTCAAATACTAATAGAGGTTATCGTATCAGATTGTGGTTAGATCAAACCTCGCAGAGCATTGAAGACAATAGCAGTCAAGTCAGAGTTAGACTTGCCTTGTTAAATACTTTTACGACTTTCGCAGAATACAACTGTACTGCTTCGGTGACTATTGATGGACAGACTATCAACTGGTCAGGACGTCCATCAATGCTTAGTCAAAATCAGGTAATCATGCTAATTGACCGAACTGTCACAGTCGGCCATAACGCAGACGGAACCAAGACATTTAATTTGTCCGCTAGCTTTTCAGGGAGTGGTGGATGGTCTCCTGGCGATCTAAATATTGATGGTAACTCGTTTACTTTGACAACAATCCCAAGATCTAGCTCTGTGAGCGTGAGCACTGGGGTCATTGGCAGTGCGGTTACTATCAACATTAACCGTCAAAGTTCCAGTTTTAAGCATACAGTGCGCTATGCCTGGGCTGGTAAGAGTGGAACGATTGCGACGAATGTGGACACATCCACTAGCTGGACGATACCTCTTGACTTCGCAAACGACATCCCCAACTCAGCGAGTGGGACAGGGACTATCTACGTTGATACGTATTCAGACTCTACCAAGACAGGCACACAGTCAGCCACATTCAAGGCAAGCGTGCCAGATAATCTCAAGCCTACATTTTCAGGTATCACATTGTCAGATTTGAACTCTGCAGCACAGAACCTTATCCCAAGCGGTAACATGTTCATTCAGGTAATCTCTAACATCAAAGTAGCGCTTAATGGTGCAGTTGGTTCTTACGGCTCATCCATCACTGGATACTATGCTGAGATTGTCGGCAAGAACCAATCCACAAGCTCAAACGGTGGAAGTCTAGGTATTATGAATTATCACGGAGCTATCAAAATCAGAGCAAGAGTCTCTGATAGCCGTGGCAGATGGTCAGATACTAGAGAGGTATCTGTAACAGTGCTTGAGTATTTTGCTCCTGCTCTTAGCTTTAGCATTGTAAGAACAGGTTCAACATCTAGCACATTGACGGTCACAAGAAATGCCAAGATTGCACCTCTGACAGTATCAGGGAGTCAAAAGAACTCAATGAGCTTGACTTTCAAAGTTGCAAGACTTGGTACTACTAATTTTCAAGAGGATACAGGACAAGCTACTGGAGCATGGACAAGTATCTCAAGTCTAGTCAATTCACAAGCTAACCTTGCTGGGAACTATCTAGCAAATCAGTCCTGGGTTGTGATCGGCACGCTTGAGGACAAATTCACACGGACTGATTTCATGGTCAATGTGACCACAGAGAGCGTGGTTTTGTCTTATGACCGCTCTGGCGTGGGCGTCAATAAAATTCGTGAGCAAGGCGCTCTTGATGTTAAGGGTGACATCTACGCTAATAATCAGCCTATCCAACAGTATCAAATCACTGACAATAATGGATGTGGGAAGATCATCAAACAGGATTTTAATTCCATGAAAAATACTGGCTTTTGGTGGATAGACGGAAACTCTCAAAATAATCCATTTGGGGCTTGGGGGATGTTGGAGGTCTTCAGACCTAACCCTAACTCTCAGGAATGTATCCAACGCTTCACAACATCTTTAGGATATATGGCAGTTAGGGAGAATGGTTTTGATAACAACTGGAGGCCATGGCGCTACCTAGTGCAACAATCAAAATCCACTAACAATTCTGATTATGTAGCTCTGCTAAAATCAGAAAGCGATCCGACTTCTTGGCGAAACATAACTCTACAAAATGGGTGGCAACATCATCAGCAGTACAATGATGTACAATATTCAAAGTCGTTCGATGGAGTGGTGTACTTGCGTGGAGTTGCGACGAAAGGAAAGACATCTTACGGGACAGTTATAGCTCAATTACCAACTGGATTTAGACCGTTACATTCAACTTACGTTTTTGCGCTCAACGATGATTTTACAGTCGCGGTTTTATGCATTTTAACATCGGGAGAAATAGTTGTAAGAAAGAACGTTGACGCCACTTGGCTCAATTTCGATAATGTTTCATTCAAAATTTAAAAAGGAGGAAATATGAAACTAGAATATGGTTCAAAATCACAAGAATTTGATGCAAGCGGAAAAGAATCCGCTACAAAGGTCACATTAGTCAATACAGATGGTGCTATCGTACCTATCTTGCTACCAGCTGATAAAATCAGCTTGTCTAACACTGAGCTTTTCGAGCTCGCCCTAGAAGCTCTTTATCAAGAGAATTTTCCAAACCGTGCTGAAAACGAAAAATTCAACAAGGTAGATGAGCAAATTCAGAAAAACAAAGAGATGACCGCTAAGATGGAGCAGGCTACTACTGAAAACAAGGAAAACCTTGACACAGTCTCAGCTATCACTGAGGTTCTCATCGCTTTGGCTATTTCTCAAAACGGGGGCATGCCTACCAACGCCTATGGCAAGGTGGCAGCATTTGTTAAGCCACTAGTCAAGAGTACACGCTACTCAAATGGAGACATCATTGCCATGCCTTATCCGTTTGAAAACAATGCCAAATGGCCAAGTGGAACCAAGACTATCTTTAAGTTCCAGATGCAGGCTAATGAGGGCTATACATACAAGGACCAGGCTCTTGCTGATATGCTTCAGCAAGGTGTGTTGACCGTGGTCATGCCAAGGATTGATTAAGGAGATAGTATGACATGGGTTGAATTTTTTGAAAAACTAGTGCATTCAATCACTCAGCTTGCACCCACAATTGGAGTTGTTGCGACTGGTTGGTTCGGCATGCGAGCCAGTAAAGCAGGTCACCTCAACCAAGAACAATTCAAGGAACTGAAAGGTGAATTGAGTACTATTCATGCTATCGGAGAGGATAATAAGCAAAAAATAACTGAAGTGAATGAAAAGTTAATAGTTCATGATGAAGCACATCTAGTGACCATGTATCTACGACTTGAACGCGACATCACGGCTGCTCTGAAACGTGGATACACAAGTGTACATGAATCAGACATTATTCACAAAATGCACTCGAGCTACAAGAAGCTAGGAGGCAATGGGCGAATTGATGCCCTATTCAATAAATACTTAAATTTAGATATTTCGGAGGAAAATACAAATGCAACAGATTAATGAAATTATCACAAATGGAGCAATCAGCATCCTTGTCATTTTGGCTGGTATTACAGTCAAAGCAGTCAAGGACTACTTGGTTCAAAAAGGTGGAGAAAAGACCATCAAAATCGTTGAAATCTTGGCCAAGAACGCAGTAAATGCAGTTGAGCAGATAGCAGCTGAAACTGGATATAAGGGTGAAGATAAGCTGGAACAAGCACGCACTAAAATTCGTGCTGAGCTTAGCAAATATAACATCAGCATGACTGACCGTGACCTCGATACATTTGTTGAGTCAGCGGTGAAGCAGATGAACGATGCGTGGAAATAGGAGAGAACAATGAAGAAAAACGACTTATTCATCGACGTAGCAAGCCATCAGGGCTACGACATTACAGGGATTTTGGAGCAGATGGGAACAACTAACACCATCATTAAAATTTCAGAAAGCACAAGCTATATCAATCCTTGCTTATCCGCTCAAGTTGAGCAATCAACCCCTGTTGGATTTTATCATTTCGCATGGTTTGGAGGTGACATCGAAGAAGCTGAACGAGAGGCACGCTACTTCCTTGATAATGTACCTCAAAAAGTAAAATACTTGTGTCTTGATTACGAAGATCACGCTAGCGGAGATAAACAGGCAAATACAGATGCATGTATTCGCTTTATGGAAATCCTCAAAGAAAATGGCTATGAGCCAATCTATTACAGCTACAAGCCATTCACGCTTAATAATATTTATTATGAGCAGATTCTTGCGAAATTCCCAAACAGCCTTTGGATTGCTGGCTATGGCTTAAACGATGGTACAGCTGACTTTGAATATTTTCCATCTATGGACGGTATCAGATGGTGGCAATACTCTTCAAATCCGTTTGACAAGAATATTGTTCTGTTAGATGATGAGGAAGATAATTCAATCAGTAAAAACACTAGTACAGACCTTGATACCGTAGCAAACGAGGTCATTCAAGGCCTTTGGGGCAACGGACAAGAACGTTTCGATAATCTAACAAATGCCGGATATAATGCGCAAGCAGTTCAAGATACAGTCAACAACATTTTAAACGGCGAAACAACAAGTGATAGCGCTAATTCAGACCTTGATAGCGTAGCGAATGAGGTCATCCAAGGGTTATGGGGTAACGGTCAAGAGCGTTATGATAGCTTAACAAGAGCGGGATACGACGCACAAACCGTACAAGATAGAGTGAATAGTCTTTTAAATGGTGGAAACGATATTTCAGACCTCGAAAGTGTGGCAAACGAGGTCATTCAAGGCCTTTGGGGCAATGGACAAGAACGTTTTGACAATCTAACAAACGCTGGTTACGACGCACAAGCTGTACAAGATCGAGTTAATGAATTGCTTTCTTAACGAAATGACTAAAAAACCTGTATGAAACCAAAAATATAGTACACCAACCGCAGGCTCAGGCTTGCGGTTTTTTTGTTTGCTCTGAATCAAGAAAGCATCTAACCAACCGACATCAATGTCGGTAGCAAAATAAATAGTTTGCCTGAAAAATTGACTTGTTGACATCAACAAATAGCTTTATAAAGCGCTTGGTTGCCAATTTTGTTGAGGTTAACAAAATTAGAGTTTGTATTTCTATTTTGCAAAAACGTGCATTTTGAATGATTAGAAACAGAAATTACAATCCTATTGTTCAAAAAAGCGTTTTCTTGAAGAATAGGGAGGAGAATGACAGGTCAGTACATTATTGTCAAAAACGGTGTTTTGTTAAAAATAAAAACATGGGGCACAAATGGGGCATAAGGTGCAAACTTTTGTATTTTTATGGTAAAAAATAAATGCAAGTTACTTCTTATAAACGCTTATTTCAAGCCTTTTCTAACTTATGTATTCTTATTTATGTAGTGTCTTTCAGTTACTCTTAAATAAGAGGCATATACCAATTAGAAATCGGAATACTATAGTATCAGCCTTTTAGAATCGTGAACACATTTTAGAAACTGATAAATTAATTTAGTTTCCTACCAAAAACCCTACCAAAAATTAATTTGGCAGGGTTTTTCTTTTTAACAAATTTATCGTGGAGAACAATTGAATATTGTTCTCCTTTTTTTATTTTCAGGAGGGAAAATGACAAAAGAATTACAATCATCACGCTATATTGTCATTTCATT